GACCTATGCTCAAAATCTGTTGCCACGCTGCCTACTTCAAGCTGTACTCCCGTAAGATAAAAGTCATTTGAAGTGCTATCCATTGCATTAACATTAGAACTAGACGCTCTATTTGCATTTGTTCTAGAACCCCAAGCACTGCTTTGTAATGTTCCAGAAGTATAAGTTGACCCTGCAATTAACCAGAAATTAAGAGTAAGGGAATTTGCATTATCATTATTAAAACTTCCTGTTGTGTCTGCTGGATAAATTAGGCTGTATCTATTCCAGTTAGTATCTGAAACTGTAATTGTTTTACTGCAAACTCTAGCATTATCAGTATCTTCTAATTCAACAGTATATACTCCAGTTTTTGTTGCTTTTATGTAAAAAGAAAGAGCATATTCTTTTGCAGACGANGTTCCTTTTGCAAAATCTTGAACATTTTGTCCTTCCATTCTGTGCTGGATAATGAAATAATCACCAGCACCAATAGAAGTATCGGCTGTGGTGCAATCCCATTTTGTTGAAGCACCGAACCCATCTGGGGTATCTGTGGATTTTGTTACAGCTACTTGTGCTCCACTACCATTATTTGTAAAAAATCTATCACAGGATAAATAGGCAGCAGAACCAGTNGCAGATTGATCCCCCCTCTGATGAACAGCCATTCCTCCGTTTATTATCTTATTTCTATTAGCAAGCTGACCTCCACCATTAGAAGTTATATTGGCAGTACACGTTCCATCGGAATTGTTGACAGTAATAGCAGCAGCACTAGCTCCTACCCCTTTTATCGAATTTACCTTGATCTCTGACATAATTAACTATAAGGAGAGTCCCCAAGAATAGAAGTGTTCCATTGTGCTTTAAGTGCATCTGTATCACTAGCAGCAGCTATACCAGAATCAGCAGGGGCATCCCTTAATGCTTGCTTCTTACTAACTATATCAGTAGTACTAGCACCTGTCTCTAATGCTTTTTGAAACTCAATATCAAGTTCTGCAAATTTTGGTGTCCTTGCATTTCTTATGTTTGTTTTGTGTATCTCTCTGGCTTTTGCTATGTCTATACCAAATCCCATCATTTACTCCGTATAAGTCCAAGCATTTCTAAAACTCCTATCTGTTGGAATTGCAGATTTATCAACAGTATAAACTGTCTTTCCACTAGGACAAGATTTTGCTTTTATTTCTTCAAGTGTTGAATCTGTGTTGTCAGCAGGAATAACAATAGAAATTCCACCATCATCATTTTCATATATAAATCTTGTATCAGAATTTGCCATAAGTCTTTTCTTTAATTATATATTATATTGACATAATTATTGACTTCCGCAAATTATAACTTCAACATAGTTAGGGTCAGAAGGACTATTATTATAAACGTGCCTTGTAGAAAATCTAAAACCATCTGTAGCATAATCGACCTCAGATCCACCACCAGTTAAATGAGCAGCTATATATTCTGAATTATATCCAGCAGTTCCAGCTAAAACAAAATCATTATTTACCATATCATTTGTAAATTCAAGAGTATAATCACCAGTGCCATTATCAGTAAGAGCATCAACATTAAAACTGTCTCTTATAGCAACAGTTCCACCACCTTGAAAATTACACCAACATTTAACTCTTCCCTTGGCTATTTGAGCAGTTGTAGAACTATTATTATTACTTGTGTCCGTAATAATTCCAGCTTTAAGATTTCCTGTACAAGTTGTCGTACCAGATACAGCTAAATTTCCACTTGTATCAAGAAAATCTGTATCACTTCCAGCACTTGCTGGAGCGTTTATTGCTATTGACCCACCACCTGATGCTGCGTTTAGTTTAATCTTTGCTGTCATGGTTAACTAGGCTTGGGGTTGTCAGTTTTTACCTTTTCACAGGCAGCGTAGTATTCTTCTAGTTTAGTCGAATCTCCCTTACTATTCCAGTACATTGCATCTGCAAAATCTCCTAAAGATGGATATAAAGGTTGTCTAACAGATTGGTATGCTGTTTTTGCATATTCTTCATCTAGCTCGGTTCTGGCTTTTGTCACAAGACTAGCATCTAAAGAAACTGACTTGCCATCTTTATCAAAAGCACCAAAATCGTCACTTACAGACACAACTGTTCCAGCGTATGCTTTATAAATAGCTTCGTGATCTAAACTCATGTTGGGTCTACCTCATATAATGTAATACTTGAAATCATAGTGAATCCTGTGCTTGATGCTCTTCTATTTATGTATCTAGTATTAGAACCTGACGTTGTAGAAGCCCAATACATTTGATAAGTAATTGAACTTGTTGTTGAAGGGCTATCTAAGAAATCAAACCCTCCACCATATAACATTAACTGGTGATCTTTATTGTAATGTAAAAAAGCACAATGTCCGTATGTAGAACCAGCACTTCCTCTAGCACCTGTAACTTCTGAACCATCTTTATATAATCGAAAAGCAATTCCATCACCAGTTGTTGCAGAAGCACAACCAACTTTTACAGAAACTAAAACTTTATTACTACTAGATGAAGGTGTTATTGAACGAGTAAATCCAGAAATTGCGGCATAATCTGTGTTTGATGAAGTTTGTGATACAGCACTTGTTAAAACTGTTTGTACAACTTGCAAAACTTTACCATCACCAATACCAGTTCCAGTAACACCGCTATTTGTAATCGCCATCCTTTCAACACCATTGGTTGAAAATTTTATAGTATCTGCTGCATAAGATATTCCGCTATTACTGTCTTGCCCACGTTGACTTGGTGCGGAAACACTTCCATCTACTGTTGCTATTCCTGTTGTTCCGTCAATAACAAAAGCCATAATTAAACGATAGAAACCACTGAACCAGCAGGGATTGTAAGAACTGCGTTAATGGTCAATGGGCCAAAAACTCCTGCATTTATATTAGACGTTCCATCACCGATTGTATAGTCTTGATCCATCTGATTCTCATTTTCGTGGAATATGGCCTCGGAGCCGCCACCAGTCGCTCCACCGCCTCCACCAATATCTCCCCATGCTCCGTTTTGATACCCTTCAAATTTGTGTGTGGAAGTATTATATCTAAAATCTCCATTAGCACTTGAGCCTCTATCAGAAGTACTCCCTGCTGGCATACGAACACTTGTTAAATAGTTATGAGTTACTTTTCCTGTAAAGGTCGCACCAGCTAAAGGTGCAAGTCCTAAGTTAGCTTGAGTTACATTTCCAATAGTTATAAATCCATTATTACTAGCGTTTACTATTTTTAAAAGATTTGAAGTAGTATTAACAACCAGCATATTTGCAACTGTGGCTGAATGTGCTGGATCAGATGAGCCACTATTCAAACTCTGTATAGCGGCAAAGACATTATTAAGGTCGGCTCTTACATTTGCACCGCTATCATTATTAATTGTATAGTCTGAAACTTGTGCCATAAATTAAAAGCTTTGTGCCTATTCTACCCTCCTTTAGCAAAACCGACAGCCTGATATGTGAAATTCCTATTTACTGTACTTGATCCGTTCTTGAAAGTAATTCTAAATCCAGTGCCTGTTATATTTGTTAATTCAAAGAAATCACCGCTTTGCATATTTTGACTTGTAATTGCAACGCTAGGTAACGCACTATTAGTGCCTCCCAAACCAGCAGCCCCTGTAAAAAATGGAGCTTGAAATGTTACATCAGTCGCACCGCTTGATGTTATCAATGCTGGGCTTTGTTCTGTTCTTCTTGTAAATGATGCCGTATAACCAAGCTCTGTAACTTTAATGCTTGCTGAAGGATCTGTTGATGCCATAGAACATCTAAATTTAAAACCACGCCCTTTGAAATTTGAGTTAGTAAAAGTTTGAAAAGCTGTATATGTTGGTGATCCAGAACTAGGGTCATCTTGGGTAATAGCAACTAAAACATCTGATGAAACATTTGCAATATCAATACCATCAAAATTCTGTCTGTTATCTAAATTGTCTATTGCGTCAAAATTATCATTAGGTAAGAAACCATTAGATTTTAAATGACGTTTGAAGTTGACATTAAACACACCACCCAAATCTAAAAATGTAGTACCAGTAGCCCCACCAAAATCATAAGTACCAGATGAAGCAATAGTTAAAACTTCATCTAAAGTTGCTGTCCCATCTAAAGTATTAAAGTTTGTAATTGAATCAAAACCTAAATCTTGTAACTGTAAAAAAGTATTTGTGCTATCAAGCTCTGTGTTGGTTTTTGTTCCTTGAAATTTTGGATTATCTTGGTCTTCTCTTCTAGTTAATGCAGATAAAAATGTTTGATCCTCTGGTAAAGCTATGATTGCAGAACCTTCACCAGCACTTCTATTACCAGTATCATCAATAAATTTTAAAATATATTCACCATCTAATTTTGGTAATACTGCGGATGTAGAATTGCCAGCCACCTTATCAAGTTCCTGTGCTGTAAAAAATGTTCCAGTTCCATCTGTTAATACAGAATGTCTGATCTCCACGAACCCCCCATGAAGCACATCAAGAGAGGTAGATTGATCGAATCTAATCCTTACAAGATCAGTGTTTTGAATAGGCTCTATTCTTACATTTGTAGGAGTGTCAGGAAGTGCAGTTTTACCTAAAGCTTCAATTCTAAGAAGTGCTGGCTCTGCACTAGGTTTGTCAATTGCATTAAAGCTAAAGATTCTGACTTCATAAGTACCTTTTTGACTATTTTCTATGTCGAAAGTATTACTAATAACATTTTGTGAAATAAAATTACCATTATTAAATCTATATTGAACTTGATATTTGTTGACACCTAAAACTGGCTGCCAGTTAATAAATATTTTGCTTACAGCTTTATTATCAATAACAACAATTTTTTCTTCAAAACTTGGATTGCTTGGTGCTGGCTTTAAGTCTGTAAGAACAGTTGTTGTTCTTGTTGGTAGTGCAACACCATCTTCAACAAAAGCATATTTAGCAGAATCGTGAGCTAAAGCGGTAACATCAAAAGTCAAATCTGGGTTTTCTTTAACTGTGATAACTCTCCAAGTTGTTGTTTGTAGAGTATCGTTTTGAATTATAAAAACAGAGTTTGCGTTAGGAGCTTCGGCTTGATTGCTTGAATTTAAAAAAGCCGAACTTACATTTATTGTTGTTCCTGAAATACTTGAAATAGTTTTAGTACTTAGTGATCCATCAGGCATAATCACAGTTATTGTTGCGTTGTTTGTGGCATCTAAACTTGTATTTGTAGAATCATCAGCCACTACTGAGGTTGTTGTTGCAGATTTAATTTTTCCACCTCTTCTCAATCCAGCTTTTACAGGGTCACTTATAGAAATTATTTGACCGCACCTTACTAAAGTCCCAGACTCAGGAGTAATTTTAAATGTACAAGATTCACCTGATTTCTGTTCGTTATACAAAAACCATTTTCCCATGCGTGATGCCTGACCTCTACTTGTACAACCAAAGCTTCTAATAGTTTTTATTACAGTGCCATATTTTGCTATAGCTGCGGTATCTTCAACAGTTTCATAATCAATAGCCCTTGTTTCAAGGTCAAAATATCCAACATTAATAACAGTATGTCTAGTTTTTAGTGAAGAACCACTGTAGGTAAATCCTTCCTCCGTTACATTGGCAAGAGTAAATTGATAAACAGGGTCAGATGGTCGATCACCAGATATTGATATAGAACCAGCCGCATAAAATGGCATGACCCTCATTACTGAACAAATATCATTTATTAAATTAAAAGCCTCACGTTGTTGAGTGATATTAACGTTGATTGCAAATCTAGCCTCCTGACCGCCTTCCCCATCATCTACTAACTCATTGTTATAAACAGATTGATTATAAAATGTATATTGATCTAAAGAACTTTCTGCAACCGATAGCCCATAGCGGGTGTTTGTCAAAATATCCCAAAGCACCCAAGCTGGATCTGAGTGCCATTCTTTATCACTTTTAAATGTTCCGTTAAATGTTCCAGCATAAGTTATACGACCAGTTTGTATATCAACAGTTGCATTATGAGGAATTTTTGTCTTGATTCCTCTTAGCCTAAATGACCTTTTGGGTATTCTTGGGAAAGATTCTGCACTAAACCTTAAAGCTAAATGAGCAGTATCAGGATATGCGTTCTGTTTAAATATAACTTCTGTCATACTCGACCAGCTAAAAGCTGTGAACTCTGGACTTGTAGTATCAGCAGTGGTTCTGGACACTCTTACGTTTATAGGAAAGCTTGTATTTGCTGGTAAATTTATCAGATAATCTCTGAAATATGCACTGGTTGACCTTCCTGTAANAGTGTCATCTATTGGTGTGGTNNTAGTTCCATTATTTTGTATTATCTCTATCTTTATCCCAGCACTAGCACCAGTTATCTCTCCATTATCTTCAACCTTTTGAATATTGTTGAATGATACTGTTACCCTTATTGCATTTACAGAGGTATTTGAAACGGCTCTTGTAATAGGATTCCCAAAAGTTACGGCAACTCCAACAGATGTTTCTGTTTCAATATTTGCAATTCCATTTATAAAAGTTTGATTAGATGTGCCGAATCTAGGTTCAAAACCTACATCTTTAAAATTAAAATCTCCATCTGCTGGTGCTGTATTACTTGCAGAGGTTAATAATAGTTGTGTTCCATTTAGGAATATATCTTTTTTGAAAGCATTGTTATAAGCAGTTGTGCCTTTTGTAAGACCAGCCTTTGATGCTGTTGCTGATCCTTCAATCTCTCCCTCTCCTACGACTTCAACAAGTGTATTAAATTGCTTTGATGAAAGCGTATCAGTAGGTAGTTCTGGATTAGTAAAGACAGTATCTTGACTAAATTCTTGTATGCCAGCCATTATGCGTCACCTCTGACTTGAACTGTGTCAATACCATTTGAAACTGTCACTGATCCAACTATAGTCTCTCCATAAATCAAATTAATCGGAACACCACTTTTGCTGATATTAGTTATCCCACTGAATGAATAGTTTGAGGCAAGTGAAGCAGGGTCTGTCGCGTCCATACCAGATGGACTCATAGAGGGTGGCTGTGGGGCAAGCATTGAAGTGACACCATCAATAATTAAAGAAGTACCAACAGCAGTAACAATCGAACCAATAATACCTGTGCCGACTACGCCAGAAATAACAGATGAAATACCACCACCTAAAACTGGTGCTATGAAAGGAACTAAAAAACCAGAACCAGTTGCAATAGGAATTATTTTAATTTCATTTTCGCCAGACATTGATAATGTTTCCTCAGTTATTAATTTATCTCCTGTCCATACTCGGTAGTTGTTATTCAATAAATGACCCTCTAACTCAGGAAAGTTATTATATAAGAAACTAAATGCTTGTCCTACATTGTTTAAATCAGCTTCAAATGTTGACTGACCTAATATCTGTCTAAGTTTTCCATATACTTTAATTGTTCTCAACATGACGATACCTTTTATAGATTGATTTTTGCATTTGAGAATCCAATAAATCTTTTGAACTTAGTCTACCTACTTGATGATGTAAAACCATCTGATCTCCTACATAAATACCAACATGACAGCC